GACGACGTCGAGCTGGACTTCATCGGCGAGATCGATGTCGAGGCGCAGGGCGTGGTCGAGATCAAGACAAAGTGGCCGACATTATCAAGCACCGCCAAGCGCGGCTGGCTGGTCAATTCATTGCCGGCGCGGCCTGACCCCAACCACGTCGGGCAGGTCGCGCTCTACTGGAAGTATCTGCGCGGCATCTCGGACAACGTGCCGGTGCGGATCGTCTACGCAAATTGCAAAGGCTTCCGGGTATTCGACAGCCGTGACTGCGACGAGCTGTCCGAAGCGAACTTGAATCAGGCGCTTGAGCGGATGCGGACGGTAGCCCGTACCCGCGAGGCCCTGATGAAAGCAGCGGGGTCGATCGAAGAGCTGTTCGCTCTCGTCGCCCCGGATTTTTCACACTTTATGTGGAAGGACGTGCCGCCGGCATACCGGCAGGCAGCAGAGGAGAAATGGAGAAGCAAATGAATTTTACACGCGATGAAATGAACGCCGTCGTGCGCTGGCTGGAAGACCGGCGGACGTGGCTACAGGGCGAGCGCCTGGTGATCGAATGCGGCGACGACTTCGCTTTCACCAACGGCAAGTGGCCGCGGGTGCAGGAGCTGCAGCGCGAAGAGATGGCGCTTGCCACCACCTTGCAGACTGCGAAGGAACAGTTGGGGCAGGCAGATGCCTAGTGCCGGCGAGTGGGCGTGCGGCGTCCTGTTTGCGGTGTTCATTTACGGCCTTCTCTTGGTGACGCCATGAACTACCCCGCACAGCCTGGTGCGCGCGATCGCGAGACAAGCATCGCAGCGGCCGAAGCAATCGCCAGCAAGGCGCCGACGCTACGCGCGGCAACGCTGGCAGCGTTCCGACATTCGGACGGCCTGACGGCTGACGAAGCAGCCGACGTGCTGGGCGCATCGATCCTGTCGATCCGTCCGCGCGTCACTGAACTGGCTCGCATGGGCGAGCTGGAAGACAGCGGCGAGCGCCGCGCAAACCACAGCGGTAAAGCCGCGATTGTTTGGAGGATGAAATGGAAGAGCGATCTTTTCAGTTGATGGACCGCGTCGTCGTAGAGGACGACCGCGGCGAGATTGGCAGCGGCATTGTTATCGGCCGTTCGTTTGCCAAGCCGATGAAATATGACGTCAAGATTGACGACACGATATACGCATCGCTGCCGCAAGGGACGTTGCGATATGTCCAGTAACCTGCAGGCGGATCTCGTCGCAGCACTGTCGGCAATCAGGAACCCGGCGCTCGACGGCAAGGCGAACTATGGAAAGTACGCCACGCTGCCAGCGTGCCTGGAAGCAGCCCGGCAGACACTGAGTCAACACAATCTGTCGGTGATGCAGATGACGCACACCGATCCTGATCGGCTGGTGACGCGCATCATCCACACGTCGGGCGAGTTCGTAGAGGATGGCGGCGTGCCGCTCTTGTGCGAGAACAAGGCGAACCCGCAGAAGATGGGCAGTGCCATCACCTATGCCAGGCGCTACGGCCTCTGCGCCATGCTCGGCATCGTGGGTGAAGAGGACGACGACGGACAGCGTGCCACGCCGGCACAGGAGCTGCCCCCGGCCGCGCGTCCCCAGCCTGCACCCCCGAAGGTGGACCCGCCCAAGGTTGTCGCTGACGACATACCCATGTCGCCGGAAGACGAGCGCAACGACTGGAAGTCGTGGGTGGACGAGCAGATTGCCGGGTTCGAGAAGCACCGCACGACAGCCGAACATAAGCTCTGGTCAACGACCGTGAAAGAGTACCGCGAGCGTTGCCAGCGCGAGGCGCAAAGCGAACACAACCGCCTGCTCGCAGCTTACACCATGCGTAAACATCAACTTGAAAACAGGAGCTAGGAATGCCCCATCGTTACGAAAAAGTGCAGAAGTTTAATCTCTTCAAGGAGTCGAAAGAGCCGGGCAGCAAGCGCCCCGACTTCGGCAACAGCAAGGTCATCTTCGAGGTTGCCCTGGAGCCGGGCCGATACAGTTTCTCGGGCTGGCAGTACGAGGACACGGGCAACATCTCCCTGGAAATCCAGCGCGTGATTGAACTGGACGCACCGGGCGGCGGGGGCGGCTTCGATGACTGAGCTGCCGTTGCTGATCGATAGTCGGTCGGCTTGCCAGATGCTATTCGGCAGCGGCGACCGCAAGAATCTCTACCGTCTCTACGCCATGATCGACCGCGAGGAGATCACGGCAAAGAAGCTCGGCGATCGCTGGTTCATCCCGCGCGCCGAGATGGAGAAGTTCATCGATGCCCACGCCTGACGCCATGCTGCAGGCTGCGGCCGATACCGTGCGTGCCAGGGGTGAGACGCATGGGGATTGGCGCATCAACATGGAGAACACTGCGGAGCTGTGGTCGGCTTATCTCAAACAGCCGATCGCAGCCGAGCAGGTTGCCATCATGATGGTGCTGGTCAAGGTCAGCCGCATGACCTGCGGCACGTTGAACCTGGACGACTACGACGACCTTCTAGGATACGGCGCGTTGGCGGCGGCGCTGGTATATGGCGAAGAAGCCGCCGAAGGATAAGCCGCAGATCCCTCGCGATCCTTGCGAGCATTGCGGCAAGCCGGTCGGCATGAACGACTGGGTAGTAAACGGAAACGGCCAGCTACTGCATCACCCCGAGTGCTTTACGGCCGTGTGGAAGGGGGCGGAGACGCCCCCTTCCGATTAGCCCCACAGCTTTGCACCAAACTTCGCGGCGTCGTCCTCGTCGCGCTCCTCGTCGTCCACCCAGTGGCCGTACAGCTCGCGCGTCGTGCTGATCGACTTGTGACCCATCAGGGTCGTGATCCGGTGGAAGTCGGCGCCGAACAGCTCCAGACATATGCTGGCAAAGAAGTGCCGCAGGTCGTGCCAGCGCAGCTCGTCAATGCCAGCCGCTTTGCAGGCCGGGTGCAGCACCCGCTTCCGCAGGTTGTCGCTGGTGACGTGGAACGTGTGCGCGCGCGTCGGGAACACCAGGTCGGTGACCGGCGAGCGCAGCTTCCACTCGCGCAGCTCGGCAATGAGCTGCGGGGTCAGGAAAACCACGCGGTAGCCCGCGTCTGTCTTCGGCACCTCGGTGATCTCGTAGACCCCCTTCGCCACCTCACGCACCGCCTTGGTGACGGTGACGCGCTGCTTCTCGAAGTCGATGTCGGACCACACCAGCGCGACCAGCTCGCCGAACCGCAGCCCGGTCTGCGCGGCAAACGACAGCGCGAGAGCATCGCACCAGTCGTCAGCGTTGATGGCCTCGCGGATCACGCGGCGGATCTCCTCGATCGAGAACCGGGTCAGCATCTTCTTAGCTGCGCCCTTCTTGTAGCGCACCTCCTCCAGCTTAACCTGGCGCGCCGGATTGACGTGGCTGCACCAGCCCTGCTTGTGAGCGAGATCGAAGAGCTGCTTCAGCGCGTCCAGCTTCTCCTTCACGGTCTTGGCAGAGCGATTGATCTGGGGGATCAGGCGATCCTCAATGTCGGCCGTTGAGACGTCCACGCATTTGACGTCGCCGAAGCGCCCGCCGCCGCTCTGCAGCTCGGCCCAGTCGGACACGTTGCGCTTGATGTTGCCGCCGGACTTGAATGTGATCTTGCCCTGCTCGACGCGCAGGTCAGTCTTGGCGTGCAGCAGCGCGATGGCAGCATCGATCGTGCCGGCCGCGGCGTTGGTGACGACGCCGCCGGTAGCCTGGGCAGCGTTGATGGTGGCCGCGTAGTCTTCGGCCTCTTCACGGGTGCGGAACTTGCGCTGCTCACCGGCGCCACCGTGCAGCTTGCGGATCGCCGCGGCGCGGGTGTCTACGACCCAGCGGTCAATCGACTTACGGTATTTCGGGGTGATCTGCATATGTCTCTCCCCTATTCAAAATCTTCAAATTTCAGAAAGCATCCCGTCAGACGGAACCAGGCGGGCCGTCCGTCGCGCTCCAAAAGGATGCTGACCGCGCCACTGGGGCGGTCGCCGCCGACAAGCCAACGACCACCGCGCTTTTCCGCGAAGGTTTCGACTCCGTCCTGTATGGCTTTGATCTTCATGTTTCTCTCCTGTTATGTAAGTGCCGTTGTCAGCACCATATATAATAACTGAGAGTGATCATTACAAGTGTGACCGTCAGGTTCGATGCACTTTTGCCTGCCGTTTCAAAAAATCGCGTGCAACCGTTTTGCAACCGGACACAAAAAAAGACGCCCCGAAGGGCGTCTAAGCTATTGATTTCATTGGTTGCGGGGGCAGGATTTGAACCTGCGACCTTCAGGTTATGAGCCGGTAAATCACTTGCCGAAGCGTGATGAAATATATCGGCGCAGTCGCTGAAACCCACGGATTCTCTCAGTCATAGATACATTTGGTGCCGGTCCTTACACTGCCATGATTGGCGGTTGAGAGCAATCGCGTGCAACTTTCTTGCAACCGTTTCTGCAACTGAAGCGGTTGCATGATCACCGACTACGTTTCCAGGTAAGAAACTCGGCGCCTTCCTTGAGATCGCCGAACGGCTTGACCCGGACGTTGGGTGCCGCGGTCGGATCGATCACGAACATGATCGAGCTTCCGTAATTCTCTTCGGTAAACCCGTGGCGGTGTCCAAACTCGTCGTGCCATTTGTACCCACGGCACCGGGCGAGATTGATGACCTTGCCAGACGAGTTCTCTTCCTGCGCCAGCGCCCAGGTGTGATGGTGACCGGCGACGAATATGTCTGCGTCTTCGCCCCACAGGGACGCACGCTTCTGACCGTGCAGCGGATTGTAAATAGATGTGCCTTTGTGGTTGTGGGATGCGTCCACCCGCACCGTCGCGCTCGGGAACACCAGCTTGAACTGAGCGGCCCAATCAAGCATCGGCACCTGACGCACGTTGATCGCTTTCAGATACGTCGAGAACTCCGAGTGCATCGTATCGTGGTTGCCATGCAGCCAGACCAGCCAGGGTATCTCGGCTTCTTCAAGAAACCATCGCGCCAGCTTCCGTTCTGTGGCGCGGCTGATATCCTCCTCTGCATAGAGCTGGATCAATCGACCGCCCCAGTTGTTTGTCGTGTCCCCAATGTTGACGCAGCCGATGCCTGGCGTGTTCGCCATGATGTCCACGTCGCGCCGCAGCAACGGGATGTTGCAGTGTGTGCCGAGATGAGGATCGCCTACCACGACCAGACCGAACGGATCGTCTGACCCGATCTTGATGTCGAACCACCTCTTGGCGCGCTGATGTTCCTGCTTCTTTTCCCACCGCCTGGACAGGTGATCGAGGATCTCGTCCGGCGATATGTCCTCGTCAGGAAACTCAGGCAGCGTGACGTCTTCACTGGACTCTGCTTTGTCGTGATCGGGGAACCGTTGCCGAGCTGTCCTAGCGCGGCCCTCTAGCGTCGAGCGGTTGATGCCGAGAGCGACCGCGGCTCGGCTTACGTTGCCATGTTCCTCGATCGCAGCGAGCGCCTCCATGCACAATTCATCTGAGAGCGGCCGGCTCGCCATCAGCCGCGCATCTTCTCGGCGAGGCGATTAGCACGCTCTGGAACCTGCTCGGCAAAGCGACTGTCGAGCAGCTCGATCGCGGCTGTCTCATAGTCCTGCTTGGCAAGCGCGGTCAGCATCCGTTTGAAATTAGACAGCCTGGGCCTACCCAGCTGGAAGCAGAGCTGCACCATCACCGACTGCCGGTTTGGGTCGAGGTCATCAAACCAGTCCCACTGCTTGCACTCTTCGATCGTGCGTTGGATGTCGTTACGAAGCAGGTACTCAGCCTCGTCTTCCGAGATACCGATGCCACCATCTGCATCGATGTTGCGGCCATAGCCCACGGTGTGCGCTCCGGCGGTGCAGATGTAGCAGTGGGCGCGGTAGCCCTCTTCGACTTTGAGGGACGCGGCGATTTCATCAATCGGGTACATTTGCATCAAGGCTTCCGTAGATTGTTAGCGACTTTCTCAGCTGACCGGCCAACCGTGTAGCCGCCGACTCCAACGGTCAGCAGCGTCCACAGCTCTCCAGGTAAATCTATTTGCAGTGGGATCTGGTCGCCGGTTGCGAGCGTAACGCCCAGCTCAATTAACGGCGCCAGCAGGAAGTTCCAAGCGACGATCGCGGTGATGACCAGCATCAGGATTGGTCGCCAGGACGACGCAATCCAGCTTTCGCTCTTCGCCTCGGCGAGAATAATATCAGCCGCAGCCTTCTCGACGTTGGCGCTGTTCATCATCAACTGCATCTGCAGCTCGCGCTCGATCTCCGCGGCCTTGTCCTTGTCTTCGGGCAGGACGCGCTTGACTACGTCGCCCAAGATCGGCCCCAGCACGGGGATCAATGCACCTATCATGTGGCCTTCCTCTCATTTGACACTGGCGGGTGCGCCCCGTTGTGCATCCTGTGCATCCGCGCCGCTTCGGCTTTCAGATACGATATGTCGGCAAGCATCGAAGCGGTTTCACGCGCCGCCTTCTCGCGCTCTGTCGGCGACAACATCCCAGCCAGGACAGATACTTTCTGGTCGGTCAGTTCAGCCTGATCGATGCGGCTATCCATGACGCGCAGCCTTTTCTCAACATCTTGGAGCGTGTCCATAATTGCTTTCACCTGGTAGCGCACGACCGCGAACGCGCCAGCCAGCGAGGCGAGCGTCGAGCCGAGGCTAATCAAGAGCTTGTAGTCGTCCATCGTCAGCGCCTCTTGCGTATCCACTCGTAGATGCGGATCCCGGTCCAGATGATCGACATGAGAGCGGCCACCGCCGGTAGCCATTCGACCAGGGCGGCCCATGCGATGAATAAACTGGAGAGGTCAGCGGCGTTTTTGATGTCTTCAGTCATTACGTTCTGCCCTGCGGCTGCCCGCCGCAACGACTTCCCAGTT